GATGGGGTCAACCACGCACCGTGAAAGGAATTCGTCTTGCATTGGGGGTTTCCTGATTACCCTCGTATTATAGGGTCTTTTGGGGTCCCCGTCAAGAGAGGGTGATATTAGCAGATCTTAACACTCCGTCAGTACCGCGAACCTTAATTCTTAAATTTGTATTACTTGTAAGTTCAAACGAGAATTGAGAGTTAGATGGTGGAGTTGATGTTGTTCCTAATCCAACCGTTGATATTCCAGTAATAAGAGTGCTACCAACAACGTGAAGTTTTGATGTTGGAGTTGTAATTCCTATTCCAATATTACTAGAAACTGTAAGATTTTGAAGTTCCAGGTCCTCAATATCTTGTGGATCATCTAATTCAGTATAAATCTGTGCTTTAGACATTCAATCACTCCTTTGTATCGTAAGTATATCCAGCAATGGACCGTTGAGTATTATCTCCTGGATAATCTTCAATGGTTCCCTTATATTCTGGAATGAGTTTTTCTGTATCAATTCGTTCACCGAAGATATGATAGAAGCAATCTATCGGCATACCGCCTTTTGATTGAAGATAGATTTTATTATCTCCAATTCTTTTAACAATTACATCCTGATGCGAACCAACAGGAGTAAGTGAAACTGTAATTGTATTCTCATCTACTAAATTTGTCCAGTATTCGGGAAGATGAATTTCTGTTTGGTTCTTAACTCTTCCTCTAACATAAACAGCAGCCTCAGGACCTTCTACGCAGGCGTGAGTAAGTCTCCATCCTTCCTTTGAAGGGTGAGGAATATCAAAGTTCTTTTTACTACGCAATCTATGTCTTCTACAATTAGAGTATACATCACCTCCCGCGTCTATATCATTTTGAACCTTATGAAATCCAACAATATCAACATTACCAACGAATAGTGCAGATTCCGTCGATGGAGTTGTTACAACATCTCCTGGACCTGCGCCATCTGGAGCACATCTTACATTTCTTGTAACGTGAGGACCTGCTTTTACTACTAATGAATATGGACCTATGATATTCTTATTACAAATTGATAATCCTCCAAAACATGATGATGTGGGAATGGGAGAGTCTGTGTTATTGCAGGGGCCAATCATTAATGATGCTTCTACAGTTCTAAATGTATTTTCATCACCAATGATTGTCGGTCCATCCAAATAAACAGACCCTCTAATTACTTTTCTATCAAGTCCAAAACATTCAGGATAACCAATACCAGTGGTTAACTGATGGGAAATATGAAGTGTATCAAATTGAAAAGACATATTTTTTATAAGAAACGATTGACTGTATCAAATACTTGACTTGTTGCTGGGAGTGCTTTTGCTCCCAGTTGTGCGGCTGCTGATGTAAATCCACCAACGAAGTTTGATGCTAAGTTCATAGCAGTATTACTTACTATATCTACTGCTTGAGGACTGAATAACTTAATTCCATTTTCTGAAGTAACTTTAAACTTTCCAGTTTTAATTCTAACTTCATTATTAGAATCTATGTTGATAACACCTGTTGTTTCATCATAACCATCTGCTCTTAAATCAATATCGACTGCCTGCAGACGAATTCTTCCATTTGGTGCTTTTAGAACTAGGTCCCCATTTTCTACCTGTATGTATCCACCAATTTCACCTTCTTTTACATTGTCGCCACACTTGACTTCCCATACACCAGGATTTCTTTGAAGAGTCCAACCTTTTCTTGGACCATCATTTTCCATCTGAATATAATGTAAAGAATTGAATGCTTGCAATCCAATCCCAGACAACACATCTGCTTCAAGACCACCTTGACCAGATAGATTCAGACCACCAAAGTATACTTTACCCCAGCGATTTCCATATTCTAATGCTTCAAAAGTTTCCTTAGGTCCACTACTCATTATACTTACCTACACAGTCTACTACACTAATAATTTTTGAACCAGGTGGTATGGTGATGTTATTTAGGTCTATGCTAGAAACAGGAATAAATTTGAATACTGGTACTGCTTCAAAATTAAATCCTGTTTTTGATTCTATACGAATAAAGGGAACTTCGTCAAATCCAAGACCACCATTAATTACAGTCACCGTAGTAACTTCACCGTTCTCATTTACATCAAAGTCTAAATCAGCACCTTTATTATCATCAATTGTAATCGTATCTGTTGTTGTAAATCCAAATCCGGGATTAGTAATAACAACCGTATCAATGACTGTTATCACAGGAACTGTGGTTGGTAACGGAACTCCTGGAGTTGGTGCTGGTTGTCCACCAGTTTCAGTAGGAGTTCCGGTGGAAGGTGCAGTGGTTCCTGGAATAGATGGGGCAATAGTTGTAATTCCGATTGTTGTCTCGCCAGAAGAGATTGGAGTAGTTATCGGTGGTAAGGTAGGAACATTTGTAGGAAGACATGGTGCAGTAATTGTTCCAGTTCCTTCGATAACAATTTTAGCAAGAGGTCCAAGACCAGTTAAAGATTGTTGTACTTCTCCAGTTACACCAAAAAGATCTGCTGTAGTTCCATTGGGTAGATAAACTTCATCCCCAGGAACAACACTGAAAGTTTCTCCGCAGGAATAAACTTCATAACCAACACCATTTACTTCTTTACCATTAATGGTTTGGGTGCTTCCTGTTCTAAACAGAATAGTCTCATCGGGTAGGGAGAAAATAAATCCAGCACCACCAGTAGATCCATTGGGAGCAGGTAAATACTGAGTTCCTGAATCAATAGGAATAGCACCAGTAAGATTTAATATTTCCTGTTCAAAGCGATTGAATCTTCCTGTTGGTTCCATAATTGGTTGGAGCACAGCACCACCACCAATACCACAGGAGTCTATAACTCTAATCTGCGGTTCGTATGTATATCCAGAACCAAAAGCAGAGAAGTCAAGACCTAAAATTGCTCCAGTCGCACTTACAACTGCATTTGCTTCAGCACCGCGGCCACCTCCACCAACGATTTGTACTCTTGGTGGACCACATGGAACTTGTCTTGAATTACATGGATTTGAAGCCGTTCCTGATTCACTTCCAGGCAATGCAGTTTCAACTTCACTAATAATATTTCTTATCTTTCTACTTATCCCTGCTTCAACCTCCACTTCAATATCTTTTGGTCCATTCCAGAAACTCCATTGTTTAGTATCTGGACATTTCTTCTCGTCAGTATCACATTCAAAAAATCCAAGAAGATCTAAAACAAAGTCTAGAACGTCAAGAACTTTATCTGCAAATCCAGCACCAATGTTTATAACAGAATTAATCGCGTTAACTGCAGTATCGACAGCGCCATTAATCTGACCAAGTACATTTCCAAGTAAAGCACCAACAAATGAAGTTGCAGCACATAAGGGAGCAGTTACATAATTATCAATAAACTGCTTAGTAAGGTTTTTTACAACACCAAGAACCTTATCTTTAATTTTATTGAAAGCACATGCTAAACCACTCAGTGCTCCTTGGACATTTAAATTAAATCCAGGTCTTAGGAAAGGAGGGAGGAGATTCATCACTCCAGAAATCCCTTTATTAATTAAATTAATAAGAAATCCTCTCGCACGATCTAAAAGAGTGTTTGTAAGACCTGCTATTGCCCTTGTTACTGATTTGATTATCCCATCAATACTTGATACAAGGTCAGAAGCACCTCTCTTTGCTAGATTGGTGTAATAAGATAATTTGTTTAATAGTAATTTTATATTGCTAATAATATCAGCGGGCCCCTCACACTTTAGTGGTTTATATATCGGTTCTTTTACGTTACCATCATAAAGTTTTGTTTGGTGTGCAATGCTTGCTTGTTGAGGACTTGCATTTGCTTCAATTGGTTTTTTATCTTTCTCTAAATTCTGATCCTTTTCTGGGACTTTTTTTAATTTTTCCCCACACATTCCTTTGTTTGCAGTTCTTAACTGAAAGAACTGTGGAGGATCTCCTTGAAATATACTTGGTTCATTCTGTTCGTTTACACCAAAGCATCCAAGAATTACAGGATTTCTTCCTTCTTTTCCGTCAGCATAAAAACCAATTACATGTGCTCCTTGTCTCAGCGCGGAAGTTTGTTTTGTTCCACCAAGACCAGATCCTGCTGTAACTGGATAAACAACTTCCGCCATCTCCAGCAGATCTGCTTCATCTGATTTTCCTTTGATTGCGTAGTGTCTTCCTACAACAGCGACTTTATACCTCTTACCCCATCCTTTTCTTGGACGAGCCTCTAACTTATCCGCATTATGTATTTTAGAGTACTCATTAGATCTATCATCATTAGTGCAACCTGCCCAGTACATGTCGTCAACAATGACTCCATGCCACCAGTACATAAGCATAGAGTGGGCTGATTCGTCATCAAAAAAATTATCGTTCATTGATTATCTCAGTCGTAAATTCTACACTCTAAGGCATTAGGGTTCTCATCACAGTACATTTCAAATGGAGTTGGATCATGATCAGTATCTGGATGATTTGCTTGATACTTTTCTAAGTGCTCTAATTCGTCTTCCAAATGACGACGGCGTTGTCCGCTTGTGTTAGGGTTATCTAACTCATCGCGATCATTATTAATGTGTTGTTGAATTGATTTTTCCATTTTACTTAAATGGCTTTCTGTAAATTGAATCTCTAACTAGATTGAGTCTTGTATAACAATTATTTTTTGTTATGCGGTGACACACATCCGCTATCATATATATACCACCAACTTTCTGGCTTACAACTCTACTAGTCTTTCCGGAAACTTCTGGGAAGTCACAGTAAATCAAATCGCCTGCTCTTAATCTAAAGTCTCCAGCAATAGCAATAGAAAGTTTATTTGAATATAATTGATTGTATCTCATTATTGACTGTCTTATAATCTCATCCATATTAAAGTTTGGTTGTTGAGACAATGGTATCTGTTGAGCTAGAGTTGTACCTGTAGGAAGAATACCATCATCAGACATCTTAGCACTTACAGTACGAGTGGGTTTTTCTTGTATCTTCAAGTCCTCAGCAATCTTTGGTCTTTCCAACCCACCATTGTTATCACCCATATATGAAATAGATGATCCTATAGATACCTCATTATAGACATTCTTCATTCTGTTAAATTCTTGTTTTCTGATTGTAGACATAGCACCAGAATTAACAAGTTTATCAAGATTTATAGTTCCAATAAATGAGTAATCTAAAATTTTACCGTCATATCCCTCAGGTATTTCTCCAATTAATTGATTAAAGATCAACTTTCTTTTTGGTTTTTGTTTGAAAAGCACATCGATGGATCTAAAATTATATCCATCATAAGTTTCATAGAATAGGTACCCTGCAAGTTTACCAAAAGCATCTGGAAGTTGAGGAACACACTTCTTACCTAATAAAGTGCAAAGATAAAAAGGTTTTTCGGTATGTCCTATAAAATTATAACCGTTTAGTCCAGGATCAATAATAAGATTCTTAGGAGTCTTCAAACAATTTCTCAGTATCGATTCCACTGAGTCTGTAATTTTTCCATCATATCTTCCATAGACCCAGTTGTCTGCAATCTTATTATCAATTGCTTCTTTAGAGTACATATCAACACTAAAGACCACTTTGTTTACATCTTCACTTGATGCACCTGGGTCTCCATTAATACGTAATTGTTTGTCTTCAATAAAACTTAATTGAGTTTCATATCCATCAGTAATCTTTAAGAAGACTTTTTCGCCTGAAGTCATATTGACATCATCTTTCTCAAAGACAGATGATCCATCTTCATCTTTTCTGTATCCAGTATCAACAAAAGTTGCCTCTGCTCTTACTGTATTATCAAGAATACTTTCATAGTAATTTAATTCAATGCACGCTGAAGCAACATCAACGGGATCATTATAATTTGAATAAACTTCAAATAAATTTATCTGGCCGCTACCTGCCTGTGCTGCAAAATTTTCCGCCATCTTATCCTTTACTTAGACTTGGAGTATTACCAGTACTATTATTTACACCAGCAACTGGGAAAGAAATACCTTTACTTCTTCCCATTGGTACAGGAACTGGTTTTTCAATAATCATTGGTTGTATTGCAATCATCATACCTCCATCAGCATAAGAAGGATAAGATCTTAGAGATGATACATTTCTGTTTGGAGATTGTTTTGGAACAACTCCGCCACCTTGATAAGCAACATGAACGTGATCACTATGACCAGATGGTTCATTTCCTGCATGAAGAAGTTCAACTGGTTTAACGCCTTTTATCTTATTAAATTCTGCAACTGCTTTCAATATTGGTCCTTGTTCATTAGCATAAGCACCAAGATCAATAGCTCTTCCCTGATAATGCAAAGATCCTGGACTATGACCCGAAGTTAAACTATATGGGGGATGTTCCGGATGCCTATGAATGCTACCAGGAACAACTCCTTTTTTCTTCATAAACCTTCCAAGTTCACCTGCAATTTTGCTACCTGCGGATCCATATCCTTTACCTAAATCCGTTTTAGTAGAAGGAGTAGATTCATCAACTTTACCTTTAACAACTTCTTTATTAACTTCTGCCGGCATCAATGTTCCTTTTTTAAACCTACCAATGTTTGCACCTCTTGGTTCAAACCCAAAAGTATGGCCATAACGACTTACCTCTGTAGAATTATCAAGATCATCATATTTTTTTTCAAAAGAGTCTGATCTAAAATTATCTCTGGGTCCAACAAAAGTTCTTGCTTTTTCTTGTTTACTTCTATCTAATAATGCTGCTGCAATTTTTTCAACAATATTTCCAGTATATCCTTTATATTTTTTAGCAAATGCAATAGCAGTTTCTTTTGAGTTTATTTTTCCCCACTCATTAACTCCACCATAGTCACTAACTGGTTGAAACTGACCTGGTTGTAAAATAACTCCCTTTATATTTTTTGGCCATCCAGGTAAAGAAACTCTATTATAAATTGCTTGAGCTGCATCAACAGCACCTTGATATCCATCGGTAGGTATTCCATTTTCAAACAGAGCAGCAGTAACTAGTAACCAAAAATCAGGACTTTCTGAAGTGACCTTTACACTTCCCATACTTCCTGGACTTGTATCAAGTTCTGTTCCCTCTTTTCCTTCCTCTCCTGTAGTATCTTTCTTAAACTCATTATACTTACCAGGCATCAATTGCTTTTGAACTTCTCTAATTGCCTCATCAACTTTCTGGTAAATTAGATTATCTAATGCTTTTGTAATACCTTCTGCAGGACCCACTTCACTACTTTTAGTGAGATCTCTTGGTTTAATCACACCACCAGTCTGCATTTTAGAGACTTCTTTTTCAATATTCGAAATGCTTGCAGATATTTGTCTATTTGCAATAGAAGTAATTAGATGTGATATTCCACCACTTAATCCTCTGATTGCATCTTTAGGTAACTTTTGACCTAAAGCAATATCAACAGCACCTCCCATTAAAGCACCAATACCAAAAGGAATATCCTTAAGAACTTTTGCTGCGTTTGTTAATGCCTTATATGGATTTGGTAGTGCCTTAATTTTTGCTTCTCTTTGTGCTATCTGTTCTGCACTTGCATTTTCTGGTAGTGGGGGAAGCAAGTTCCACCAAGCACCCTTCTGTTCGCCTTCAATATCAGTTCTTATTGATGGGTCTGGATATAATTCACGTATTTTTTTCTTTCCACCAACATCTTTTCCTGGTTGAGATTGCTTTGGTTTAATTTTTGGTGGTCTTCTCTGCGTAATCTTAAGTGTTCTGGATGGACCACGCCCTTGAGGTTTTCCGCCTCTTGTTACTGAACCGCCACCTTGTTTTCTCTGAACGTTACCTTGTGATTTTTTATTTTCAAATAAAACTTCATATAACTTTCCTGCTAGTTCAGCGCCCGCTAATCCACCAATAAAAGTTCCAAATCCAGGAAGAATTAAAGATCCAACAGCACCAAGTAATAAAGTTCCAACACCTCTAAAAGCAGCTTTACCTGGATTATCTCCAAGAGCCCAAGATAAACCAAATTCAATTAATGCTCCAAGAATTGGAAGTCTTGATAGGGGACCTTTTGCTAACCTTAATAATTGTTTAACACCTTGCTTACCAACAACTGCTTGAGCTCCTTTTTTTATTCCAATTCTTGATGCCTGTGCGGTTCTTTGTATAATTCCTTTTTTCGCTGCTCTTTTAGTTAATTCTTGTGCGGCACCTTTCCCTACTTCCTTTGCACCTGCTTTTTTAGATGTTTCTTTTGCAATTTTTTCTGCTTTTAATTGTTTGCCAAAAGCGTCAATCGCTCCCGTAAGAGCCATTCCACCAATCAGAGCATAGTTAATATATTCGTTTAGCTTGCCTGATAGATTATCAAAATCTTTCTGTGCTTTATCTCCACCAATACTCTTTGCAATTCCTCTTATCTTATCATAAGCATCATATCCACGTTCAACAAAACTAACAAAAGATGAAAGAAGAAACTTAAATGTATTCTCTACTACACCATAAACTCCACTAATGAGTTTTACTACACCAAGAAGTTTCGGAAGTTGATCTTGGAACTTAGTAAATAACCAACCAAGAGCAGTGAAGAATAAGAACCTTTTAATTCTATCCAAGAAACTCATTCCTGGAACGGAAAGACCAGGTAGATTAAATTTCTTTGCTTCCTTCGGTGCTTCTAATTTTTCTTCTTCTTTTTTAAATTCTTCTTTCTCTTTTTCTTTTCTTTTGGTTTCTGATTTTTTCTTAGATACTAAAAGATCCGATTGGAAAAACTTTTCAACCTTAACTAACTTATTGTTTACATCTACTGCATCTTTTTGATTACTTTCATCAAGTAATCCTTTTGTTATTGAAGTACTTTTTTTAGAGATCTTAAGAGGACTAGTAAAGTTTGACTTTCCAATCTTAGTGATTGATGTGGACTTTGCTGATGGAAGTAACTTAGATGGGTTTGTAATTTTCGCCATTGTGCTATCCTACTATTCCTAGAATGCTTGCGGTTTCTGCAATTTGTCTTGCTCCACTTACAGAAACTACAGGGAACACAGGTGCTCTTGAACCTGCACCTGAAGAGTTCCCTGCATTCCCAGATCCAGATGCAGATTGTACGATTGGTGGGAGGGTCATTATACCACCACTACCACCTCTAGAAAGAGGAGTAATGTTTGGTACATTCTTGGATTTCATTCCAACTTTTGCTGGATTGGAGTTACTATCAGTCATAGCAACAAGTTTATCAATTAAAGAAGTTCCAAGACGTGATACAGTATCTACAGGAAGAACATACTCGCCTGGTTGCAATGCAGTAAGTTGTCTGTCTGCAGTTGCTCCGCGAATGTTAAATCCACTATTTTCCTTGACTAAGCCACGGATTGGTCCTCCACCTTGCTTTCTTGGTAATGGTTCTCCTCTCATATTAGAAGCACCACTTCCCCTAAAGTTTCTCCAAGTCCCACCAACACCAAAATTCTTAAGTAAGAATGCTTCGTCGCCGATTGCCTTCAAAGTCTCTGGATTTACTCCGCTTCTTTGTCCTTGAATATAAGTTTTTTCTAAACTCTCAGCAGTAACTTCTCCACCACCTTGAAGCATCAGTGGTCTATCAATTCCAGGTCTTCTATATCTATCACCAGGAGCATATTTAATTTTTGGACTTTTTGGATTCGGGTTATATGGATATGGACTTTCTCTAAAACTTTTTAAATCACTCCATTCTCTTAAATCAAATCCAGGCATTCTATAGTTTTCTATTGGTTTGCCCGGTAATTTATCAGCAAAAGTTCTTTTATCCCTAAAAGGATTAATTCTTTCCCACCAAGGTCTTACGTTATTATCAATATTTCTATTTTTGAATCCTTCCAAATCAAATAATCTTTTTCTTGCGTCTCCTATAGCATATTTTAATGGCGTCCTAGCATTATTAAGTGCATCCCAAGCAGAACGGGAAGAAGTCATCTTTGGACTTCCAATTTTTACCTGAATATTACCACCACCCTGCATACCAACAATACCACCACCTTGTTTTCTTGGTAGTGGTTCTCCTCTCATATCAGAAGCACCACTTCCCTTGAAGTTTTTCCAGGTTCCACCGACACCGAAATTCTTAAGTAAGAATGCTTCATCACCGATTGCTTTTAATGCATCAGGATTCATTCCAGACTTTTGTCCCTGTATATAAGTTCTTTCTAAACTTTCTGGTGTAATATTACCAACAATACCACCAGTATTATACATCTTACCCATCTTGGGTTTATTCGCACCAGGACCACCATACTGGCGATTTAAAGCAAGAAGATTATTCGCACCTACAGCATCAACTGTCTTTTTATTCATTACAACTTCGCCTGGTTGAGCGATAATCATCTGAGTATCAGGACCAAATCCAGATACTTTTTGTCCTGTTGTGCTGTCTATACCATCATAACCAGTCGATAGTTTAGGTACTTCTCCTCCAGCATTAAACATTGCTCCTGGAACTGGAGCAACAATTCCCTGCTGTTGTTGTCCTGTTGTTAGTTCTTGTTGAGCGAAAAATCCACCAAGTTTCTTATACCAAGGAGCTCCAGGATCTTTCTGAGTTGCCGCTGCGCTTTCTCTTTGCTTATCAAGTTCTGGTTTTAATCTCTCTCTTTCCCCTGTTCTTGCTATGGTTCCAGCAACAGCAGTTGTTGTAATTAAAGTTGCTAATGGATTAGCGGCTGCAAATCTTCCTAGTCCAGCAACTGCTTTTGCTATTCTTGGTATTAACTTTACTAATTTACCAGCAAAAGATCCAACTATTTTTAAAGTTACTCTAACAAATTTTCCGAAAGGAGTAAAGAAAAGAATAGCAGCACCAAGTAATGTGGGCCACCAGTCCTTTAAAAATCTTCCGAGAACTTGAATTTTCTTTTTATTTGCTGGGTCACCTAACCAACCCATCAACTGAGTAAATGCTCTACCAAGTAAAGTGAAGAATATAAATTTCCAGATACGATCTATGATACTTTGAAAAGGAGCAAGCATCTTCTTTGCTGCTCCAGAGATCGCAGAGATACCTTTTCTAAATCCTTCAAGACCTGCTTCTCTTTTCCCTCTTTTCTCAGTTTCTTTTTCTTTTCTTTCTTGATCTGATTGCTTCTTATCAAACTTAAACTTTGATGCTAAAACACCTAAGATAGAATTTAGGGTTTTTTTGATCTGATTGAAACCACCTACACTTTCTTCTTTTTTCTCAGTAACATCTTTTACATTAGTTGGTATAATTTTTTGAGGAACTATCTTTGCAGTTTTTGCTTTTACAATTGCTCCTGTTTTTGGCGATGCTCCACCAACACCAGCACCAGTAGTACCAGCAGAAACTTTTGCTTTTGATGTCTTAACTTTAAATCTTAATCCTTTATCTTTTATTGCACGAACTTTTTTAAGTTCTTCCCTTAAAAGTTCGTCTTCTTCTCTTGGAAGTTCTTTACCAACTAATCTTCCAATTGCTAATTTCTTTTTTAATATATTAAAATAAGTCTGATAATCTAATTCAACGCCAGGATTTAATCCAAGTAACCGTAAAATTACTTCATCGATTGCTTCGGTTTTTACTTTGTTACTTGGATTACTAACCATTTGCTCTCTGTTGTGCTTTTTGCTCTTCTTCTTCTATATGTTGCTTTAATAAAATTGTATAGATGTCTCTTTCAAAGGGCATCATATTTTCAATTTCAGTAAGACTCCATTTATGATATTGAATCAGGGCAAAATTTAACTTGAAGTAACTCTCCAAGTCCATGTGACTCATACTTACGCGAAAAAACTTGATAACCCTTCAAGAACAACTTCACTTTCAACTTCAGTATTTGGATTTTTAATAGTAACTTTATGAGATAGTTTAGGCATTGTTTCAAAGAACTTTTCAATATCTTTGAACTGAGTGGAATTCATTTGTTCTAAGAACTCTAATATTTCTTTCTTAGAAACATCAGCAGAAGCCCAAACTTCATCTTCCGTATAAATCTTATCAATACAAGAAGCAATTAAATCAAATGATTGATCCATTGTATTATCAGCGGATAAATCAAAGTTACTCTTAATAAATTGATCCAGTGATGGATATTTCATTTCCATCATAATCGAATCATCAACTTTGATTTGTTTATTATGATCCGGGTTCTTTTGAACCTTAATATCATCAACGTTGATTTTTACAGGAACTGTAGTAGTCTCATCATCAGGACAGATAAGATTGACTTCAATTTCTTCACCGACTGATTTTCCACGAATATTCAAGAACAAATATTCAATATCAAAAGTAGGTAATGCTTCTACTTTAATACCCTTTGTTTCAATGCAGTTTTTAATAACAGTTTTAATTGCTGTAGTAATTTGTTTGGTGTCTTCAGATTCCAAAGCGAGAACCAAAAGTTTTTCTTCCTTTACCAAAAATGGACGATACTTAATTGTTTGTCCGGTAGATGGAAGTTCAAGTTCATACGTTGGTGTAGAAATGCGAGGTAATACCATTTTAAAATTCAATTAATACTATCTGGTTTATTTATTTTAGTTTATTGGGACTTAGAATAAAGATATACTGGGGTTATCAGCAACAGCACCAGTTCCAGCATTTTTATTGTAATTAGGTTCTGATGCAGTTTGCGTTGATACTCTAGATAACTCCTGAGATCCTGCAGATGTTCTCTGAGATCCTGCAGATGTTCTCTGAGATCCCGAATTGTTTCCTCTAACTAAAGTGGCTGAACCAGATCCAGTTGGTTGTCCAAGTAACGTAGAAGGAACTCCAGGAGCAGTACTCTGTGGAGCAAGTGGAGATCCTCCAAACGAAGGAATTCCTGCAGCAGGTCCACCAAACACTGGATTTGTGAATTCTGGAATTGCGGGAAGAGTCGAAGGAACATTTGGATTTCCTATAGATGGAAGTCCTGGTACTGGTGTTGGTCCAGGTTCTGTTGGTCTACCTGCCTTCACTACTTTTCTCACATAACGAATATATGTAAATGATACCGTACATTTTAATAGTTGCGAGGAATCATAAGAAACAGGCATTGATGTAATACTAATCGGATACGCTCGGATAAACTTGTATTCTAAAGCAGTTCCAAAAACATCTCTTTCAAATTTAGTAATATATAAAGCATCTGTTTGATAATCATTTGGAAAATTTACACGATAAAAATAATTTCTAGTTTCTAAAGCAGTTTGTAAATTTTCCCCAGCGCAGTAAGAAATCCACCTTTCAAAGAAAGTTATAATATCATAATTACGATCTACATAAAAAGTAAAATCAATTCTATCATCATATTGTTTTCTGTATGCGTGCCTTTCAGTAACTCCAGTATGATCATCATTGATTTCGTTCGTCATCATTGAGGACCCTGGAAGAGATGCCTCAGAACAAGAAAGTTCAATGAGTTCTTGACTCGTGGGGTTATTATAATTAACTCCACCTTGTTGTATAAACGCTAACGCAGGTCCAGGTGGTTGAAATTTACACACATAATGAGATGTTAAGGCATTATTTAATAGAAGTGCCTTAACTTTAAAATTACTTACTATAGATGGAGTTGGACTACCACCAGATGAAGATGATGGCGAATCACCGGGCGTAGAAGATGTAGGATTTGGAACACCAGGTGCTGGAGTTGGTCCAAGTGGATTTTGATCTAATCCAGGCAATCCAGGCACACTCGGATCAACACCAAACTCAGGATTTTGAAACTGATCGGATGAAGTTACCGGGAATCTAGCCACGATTTATAAATAGATTTGCTTATATATTATGTATGCGACGTAATGGCGGAAAGTATAAAGAGCATCTATAAACCATCGCATCCTGAAAAGTATCAGGGGAATCCAAACAATATCGTCTGTAGAAGTAGTTGGGAAAGGCGGTTTTGTTATTATTGTGATCATAATCCAGACATAGTTTCTTGGGCATCAGAAGAATTTTGTATCAAGTATATCTCACCAGTGGATAATAGAATTCATCGGTACTTTCCAGACTACTTAATTAAAGTAAAAGAGCAATCTGGAAATATTAAAACATACGTAATTGAAGTAAAACCAAAAAAACAAACTGTTGCTCCGAAGAAAAAATCAAGAGTAACTAAAACATACTTGAACGAGTGTAGAACTTATGCAGTGAATCAAGCGAAGTGGAAAGCTGCTGAGGAATGGTGTAAAGATAGACTATTAGAATTTAAAATTATTACTGAAGAAGATTTGTTTTAAGGGTCTAAATAGTTAAAAAGTCTATAATGGCGGAATCAACCCCATATCTTCTTCCGAATACTCAGGGAAGATACGTTACAGTACCTGTTACAAATACAAGTGGAGAAGTCTATCGTATAAATGACGATGGAACCAGGACGATTTACGCTGATTATTTTGTAGAGAACGGAAATACTATTCTTGAATCATCTACATTTGCCTCGGAAGAATTTAATAGAAATTTAGCACAGAATTCTCAGGGATATAGATCAACAATCGGCAATTCTATAATTCAGGCAAGTGGTGGTCCTACTCAGACAGCAGCACCAAATTCGGATCAACAAGGCGGTTCTGCTCCGATAACTCAACCGACCACGGGTACTGAACTTACTGCTGCTATGTTGGTGTATCCCGAAGATCTTGGAAGTACCGAGCAAGATAGAATTAAATTTCAGGCATTAAAATATGTTCCAAGAGGATTACCAGATAATACTTCAGGGCAATTTGAATCAATCAAACCAAATTACGAAATAGCAGATATACCAGTATTTTTACCAATTCAGTCTCCAATCACAGATCAAAATTCCGTTGGATGGGAAGGAGATACATTGAATCCAATTGAATTGAAAGCAGTTCAGTTATCATTATCTCTGATGCAAAACGAAAATATGGAGCAATTGCAACAAGAGGTAGCAAAAACTTTTACTGCTGCTATGAATACCTTAAAAAAAGAATCGCAAGCAGTAAGAACTTATCTTGCCGGACAAGCAGTTGGTGTTAATAACCTTCTTTCCAGATTGGATGGACAAGTCCTTAATCCAAACTTAGAGTTATTATTTCAAGGTCCACAGTTAAGACCTTTCAATTTTACCTTTAAAATGTCTGCTAGAAATAGACCAGAAGCAATAATTATTAAAAAAATTATAAAATACTTTAAACAAAATATGTCGTCTAGTGTTGGAGATAATGGTTTATTTTTAAAAGCACCTAACATCTTTAAAATTGAATATCAAAAAGGAAGAACAACCAAACACCGGTCAATAAATTTAATCAAAGAATGTGCTCTTACAAATTGCTCCGTTGATTATACTCCCCTAGGAAGTTATATGACTTACAGTGATGATGAGGCTACAATGATTGCCTATACTATGACGTTATCATTCCAAGAACTTACCCCAGTTTATGATAGAGATTATCTCACCGGTGAAGGAAAAGATCACCCCATAGGATACTAAAATGGCAAAACCATACTTCAGACAAGTACCTAACTTTGAGTACATCAGTAGAAATACTGACGAACAGAATATTTCTGACTATGTACCCGTAAAGAATTTCTTCAAACGTGGAAAACTTCGCGATGATATTTTCGGCAATCTAAACTTCTTTGAGAAGTATTCAATCATTGGTAACGAAAGACCTGATAATGTTGCCTTTAAGTACTACAATGATGATACTTTAGACTGGATAGTTCTTCTTTCAAATAACATTCTGAATATCCAATCAGAATGGCCTATGACGCAAAGAACTTTTGATAAGGTAATGTTAGAAAAATATGGTTCTTATGAAAACTTATATTCAGGTATTCATCATTATGAAACAGAGGAGATACGTGACTCTTTAGGTTTTGTTGTTCTGAAGTCGGGTATTCGTGTTCCTCCTGATTGGAAAACTAACGGAAACTTTGTAGAAATCAGCAACTCATCTATTCTTTTCATTTCTTCGGGCGATGGCGTTAATCCATCAACCACAGTAAATGTAGGAACTACTAATGGTATTATAGGTCTTGAAGTTGGAAGTGAAGTTATTATTGATGGTGTATCTGAAGTTGAATACAACGGTAGATTCGTTGTTACTGGTATCAGTGCGTTTTCTGGTAATATTGCTTTCAACTTTACATTTGAACTTGCATCAGTACCAAATATAGCAACTCCAGTATTATCAACAGCAAGAACAGAATTAATCAGTTATGTTCTTCCGGAGACAACAGAAACACGTGGTAACTCTTATTACTATGAATTCTGGGATCCAGGTCAAGGCAATACTGTCTTAGTTCCTTCAAGTGAGTTTGTGAGACCGATTACTAATTATCAATATGAATTAAGAATTGAAGACGATAAGAGAAACATTTATGTACTTAAACCAAGATACCTGAATGTTGTATTCAATGACCTTGATGATGTTTTTCCTTATAAGAGAGGAGGTTCTCAGTTCATTTCACCAACTCTTAAGCGCGGAGACAATATACGCTTATATACTTGAATAATAAAAAAGGAGCATTGCTGCTCCTTTAGAAATTTATCAGTCTTCAGCCAATTTCTGGAAATACGACATTGCATCATCTTCATCATCGTCATCCTGAGTAATCTTAGGAAGTGAAGGAGACTTAGAACGACTATAGGATTCTTCTAGTTCTTCCATTACACGTTCTTCACGACTTGCAGGAGCACTGTAAGACTCATACTCATCTTCTTGCTCCAGTACAGCACGAGACTGTGTGGGAGAAGAAGTTTTACTGAGACCAAGGACATTATTCATACGTCGTTCAAGATCCTCATAGGACTTGAATTGGTCTGGTGATGTAATTGCACTCAGGGAATACTCTTTCTTCCAGAGGGCTTCAAGAGCATCATCATCATCCAGTAGTGGTGCAACTCGGTCAAATTCCGACTTGTCGTAATTCCAATACCCATCTTTCTTTACGATTTTGAGTTTGAAGTTAGCACCCTGCCAGAAATCAAAAGGATTGATTGGATCCTCATCATCAAATTCTGGTTGCATAGCATTAAGAATCTTATCAAAGATTTTCTTACCATACTTAAACAGAAATACTTTACCTTCGTTCTGAGGATTTGCAGGATCCTTTACAACGTAGATGTTAGAGTAGTAAGATAGTTTACGCTTTTGCTTACGTACAGTTTCTTTATCTTTCTCATTGCCACTGTTCCACAGACCGCGATTATACTCACTCACGGGGTCTTTTTGTCCAATGGTAGTGAGACTGTTTTCAATATACCATCCTCCGTTACCTTGGAATGCATGAGAATACATTTTTGCCCAGGGAACCTCTTCGCCATCAGGAGCAGGTAGGAAGCGAATGACTGCAGAACCTACACCCGTTTTATCCATCTCTGGTTTCCAGAGACGTTCATCAGCACCATTATTTGATGTTGTACTCATCTTCTCAACTTGCTTCACCAGTTTTTCAGTCAGTGAACCAAGGGAGGATTGCTTTTTAAGATTTGAAAAATTTGACATTTATGCCTCGTATTGAATAGGATTTGGCCTTTGTGTACTTTGCTATTCTACAGGTCTGACTCTGCTTTGTCAATCTGGTCTTTCATGACCTCAAGCATTTTGGACATGTTATTGAAAATGACGTTCATATCAACTCCAGAAGGAAGACCCATTAGGATTGCAGAATCCATGATTCTTTCCTTCATTTCTTTTGCTTCAATATCATCGGAAAGACTTAATCGCGTATAAAGAACTTTTTGTTTGTCAAGAAGTCTTTCTAAAAGTTCAACATGCTTCATCTTATCTTCTTTAGTCATACCAGGAAACCTAAATACGTTTCCGTATATGTCTTCTTGAAGTTCAGAAATTTCAGTCATCTCTGCGCGGACGACTTCAGATTCAAAAAAACTCATTGTTCTCCTAAAATAACTTCTTTCAAAATTCTCTTATAACAAAATACATCTATATGTATGAAAGGAGAATACTTTTGAATTCTTCTACTTACGGTTTCCCACACAGGGTCTTTAAGTTTTTTATCAAAGTTATTTCTAAACAGAAAAATTTTATCATAGATTACTAAAGTCTCTAGACTAAGTTTTCCACTCAGAAACTTCTTTAAGAGTGGTGGATGTCCTTTATTACATTTAAATACATCATCAAATTTATTCTCTTCAAAGAAACTTTGAGATTCTTGTTTAAAAATATAGGATAATGATTGAACTTTTTTCTGCCAGTTTCTGTACCTATCTTCACCTTCTTTTACTATGCTTCCAACCCATAATGTTTCTGGATTGTCATAGGAAACAAAATTAGATACAAAAAAATCAATTATTTCTTTATCTGATTTTTGTCGGGAAAGTTTTTCAAACCAAAATCTGTCCCGCCGGCCGTAGAAAGATTCAATACTACATTTTGATTTTCCGCGAAATTTATGATAATCAAAATTTTCTTTGGTGAAATGATTTTTTAGAGACAAATATGTTTTATATACTTCAAATGGTGTCACTTTGGAGATACTCATAAATTAATTTTCTCCTCATATCAAAATCAACATTTTCTAACCAATACTTTCTCATCAGTTTATTTTCAGCATTAGTATATTTCCTATGACATTTTTTACATAAAATCTCACATTTTTTCCATTCACCACTAATCATTGTGTGACGATAAGATGCTTCTGTTATTTTAACTAGAGGATCAATATGATTGAATTCTAAGTTTTGTGTTGAAGAACAGTTTTTACATTTTCCGCCAAGATTTTTAATAATTTGTTCTTTTAATGAATAGTATAAATCTTTTTGTTTTTCTAATATTGTCTCTTTATTTCTATGATACCACTCTCTTTGTAGTTCTTGAGTTCTTTTTTTCTTAGCAGGATCTTTACGATAATTTCGCATATACTCTGCTTTCTGTTCTTTAGACCAACTCATTTTATTTAAGAAAAGTCTTTAAATATTTATATAAAAATAAATCAAAAAATCAATTTAGCGCGTGAGGTTTTCTTGAGAAAATTAAGTTCCATTGCTTCGTACTTAATTTTTTCCTTCAATGGTTTAGAAATTAGTTTTGGAACTGATTCTAGATCAATACTATTTTGCTCACAGAAATATACGATTGCATCGATATAATTCATTTCAACATTTACCTGAACAAGTTTTTCTATTTCTTGTGCGAATTTGGACGGGCAGAAAAATTTACTTTCTAGTACTTTTTCTAATTCATTTTCCATTTGACCTAAAACAGTAATATGCAAAACTTTAAACGTAAACTTACTATAAGTATACCAATATATTCTTATGCTGTCAATTCATCTAATTTATCATTAACAAATTTCTTAATGTACTGTGTTAGTAATTTTAAATATTTTTTCTTATCTCTCTCTTCATAAACAACACAGTCTCCATCTTCACATGCCATAATGATAACAAATTTCTTTACCACTAGTCCAGTGAGTTCATAAAGCATTGCAGCATATGCAGCACACTGAACAAAATACCCATCAATCCATTCTCTGGGTTTTTCTTGTTTAGAAGTCTTAAAGTCAATGATGGAAAGTTCTCCATCAAACTCTGCTATACAGTCACATGTTCCGGCAACACCAAGAACTTCACTATATAATGCTCCTTCAAGAGCATGGATATTATTTATACGTTCTAATGTTGGTTTAGAAATTTTAAAGAGATGTTCTGAGATTGGTTGTACTGAAGGAAGATCTTTGTTATATAAATGATTTTCAACAAGAGTATGCATATCAGTTCCCCGACTTGTTGCTCTCTTCGTAATCTTATCAGCTTCTTCCGCACCAATCCGCTTTCTCCACTTATTGAAAAAGTCTTTTTTATAATGACTAATGACCGAAGTGATTGATACTAATTTTTTATTTCCCGAAGGTAATTTATAGTATCTCACGCCATCTATCAGTTCACGATCAAGAACTGGTAGATTCAATTCAACATGATTAAAGGTCATACGCAGACTTCCATTTTTGCAAGAATATACTCCTTAACGAATCCAGAGCGAACAATATCATCAACACCAAATTCAACAACATCCATAGATGGCATAATACGAAGAATTCTCATAAAGTCAATGATTCCATTCTTCTCATTCGTCTTAATAAGATCTGATTGTGTGGCATCACCACAGAACATAATCTTACTATTCTCACCTACACGAGTGATAATAGAATCTAGTTCGTGGAAGTTAAGATTCTGGAATTCATCTACGATAATGATAGCATTATCCAGAGTAGTTCCCCGAATAAAAGAAGTACTCCAAAAACTAATCGTGCCTTGAGTTTTAAGGTTTCCATAGAGCATTTCAAATGATGCGTCATCTGGCAGTTGGAACATATACTTTACCATATTCTTATAT